GCTGCTCCAGCTTCTTGATTTTTCAGTAATTCCGCTCGCTTGCCCCATGCCGTTAAATCTGCCTTGTACTTCGGGTCTTTCGCTCCAGCAGGATAGCTCTTGGCCTCCGGTGCTGGACCAATTTGCGCCTCAATCTCTGCGGGAAGTTTTCCTATATCGCTAGTTGGTTTTGCGCCTTGCTGCATCGCCAGTACAGACCTAAAGGCATCTTGCGGTGATTTTCCTGCCGCGATTTCCGCATCGTATGCCTGCTGCTCGGGAGTTCCTTCCTTTGGTACTTTGGGCTGCTTAGCAGCTTCCGCCGCTGCCTCTCTAGCGGCTTCAGCCTGTGCGCGAATTGCGGCCACTTCTGGCGGATTCTGCGTGCGCTCCTGCGCCATCTCTTCGTCAGCCGCAGTTTTGGCCTCTGGTATTTCTCGGTTGTAGTAATGCCCTGGGCTGCCTGGGATAGAAGACTCTAGTGTTTGAGTCGGCCACGTCATCTGAGAGAGAACATCGAGAACCTTCTTTACTCCGTGCAGTTTCGGCGCGCCTTTCTGTTCCAGCGCCTGGAATTTGTCGTAAGCAGGTGTCGGACGCTCAAGCGGTGCGGTAGGATTCGCTGCTCCAAGTGGCGGTTCGGTAATCGAACGCGGCGGTGCGGCGGGTGCACCGATATTCATTCCCGTGATCGACGGAATTGAAGCATTCTGCTTGGGAAGCTGCTGCCGGATGATTGGTTGGTTCTGCCCCATCGCAGTAGGGTCAGCAGTGATGCCTAAAATATGGTCTAGCTCGTCAGGCTCTAAATTTATTTTCGCCATGTTTTATATCTTCGTCAACGGGCCAGCTGTTGGCTTAAGAGCCGTCAGGATAGAAGAGAAATCCTGCGCTCCGCTTGGCCCGGCGGCGCGTGCATCGAGCGTCGAAGGCCCAAGCGCTAGCAATTTCGCCTGTTCGTCGGCTGACAGCCCGTGTAGCCCCATCAGCCCGCTCAGTCCGGCCTGTCGCTGCTGGTTTTGGTAGTCGGCGAACTGCTTTTGAATGTTGCCAGCCTCGGAACCCTCCGCGAGAGCCTTGTTCTGCGAAAGAGCGTCCTGAATGTCGGACACTCCTGACGGGTTTCGCGTTCTCGCCGCTCGCCGCGATGCGTCCTCAGCCGTTCCGCCTATCGACGCTCCAATTGCGCCCATTCCTGAGTTGGTTATCGCCGCTTTGGTCGCAGGGTCGTAGCCTTGGCTCATGCTTTCCTGCGTGTAGGCAGGCTGCAACGCAGAATAGAGTTGGCTCGCCTGCCCTCCATACGTATCTGCGGCTGCGTTCGACTTTCCCAGTTGGGTATCTGCCGCCTGTGCCTGCCCGCGCGCCATTTATCTCACCTCTCTTGAAAACGAAGGCCATAACTGCTTCTTCCAGCCAATACGCTTCAATTGATAGCCAAATTTCTGCTCTAATTCTGGAGGCACCCATGCGTGAACGTCGTCCAATCCCAAGTTAGCGGCCAATTTCCTTGTTTCCTCGTGCAACGCCATGAACATTCGTGCTGCATGCGCCGGAGGATCGTTGCGATTCACGAACAGGAAGGTTTCCGCAGTCACTCGTAGCGCCGCTGCCATCTCGGGCCGCCCACGCCCGTTCTCTGCGACCGTCTTGAGCAGGAAAAGCGGACTGCTGAGGTTTGGCGGATCGTAATCAAGGCCCATTTCTCCGTACATGCGGAGCATTTCTGGTAGATCGGATGGAACGGCCTTCCTGACGAGCACTTTACTTCCCCGCATTGGCCTTTTTTATCTGCACTGGCGCGGGCAGTTTGTTCAGATAGTCCACGATTGCCTGAATCGCATTGCCTGTTTCGCGGTGGTTCCGTCTGATTGCCGCGATTCCCGGAACGGAAAGCAGTTTCCCGCTATCAGTTGCCACGGACGACCGCCATCGGGTCTGTCTTGCACCACGCGAACAATTTCGTCATCTTGAACCATGCGCCCACCGCGTTTGTCTCCAACCGGAAGGACACGTTCTCGCGCGGGAAGTTCATGTTACGTTCTACGTTCTGAACTCCTAGCGACTGGAGAGTTATCGGGGCCATAGGCTGCGATACCTGATGGTCTGGTCCGAAGGCGGTGATGTTCAGAGTTCCCGCGCCGCTCAATCTCGCCGAGAAGTAAGCGAAGAGCGACCTTCCGGCATTGAGTTGCATCGCTTGCGCCTGGATGATGTCCGGCATGTAATAAGTTTCGTAGAACGAATCAATAGCAACGCCATCATCGGAGAGCTGCGATGTGATCTGGTCGTACACTTTTCCTGTCCCTGTTCCGTTGCCGCGAAACAGATGTCTTGTTCCATCGCTGCGCAACACCAACGCCGCGCAGTTGCACGATATTTTCCACGGGCACCATTTGCGGGCATCACCAATGACCAGAATCTTTCCCGAGTAGGCCGAATAGTGGACTGACCAATAGGAAGCAATCAAATCCACGGTATTTAGCCAGCGGAAATCCATTACGAGTTCAATGTTAGGAGAAGTGGCTGCGCCCTGCGGAACACCAACGTGGAAGCGGCGATTGTCCAGGTCGAGTGTGGTGTAAATCGTGTAGCCGTAATCCCAGTTGGTTAAATCCCAATCCGGTTGAATCTCACCGCTGATTCTTAACGGAACGGAGCCGCCGAAGATATACGCTCCCAACTGTGACACAATGATGGCCCAATCCTCGCCTGTCGCTACTCCGTTGATTGATGGCGTGCCTACCTGATTCGATACCTCGGTGATTGTCCATAGCGCAGGCTCGTTCGTGCCATCGTCAATCGTGCTGTAAAGACTGCTCGATTTCGTAAGGTACAAACGGTTATCCAGGAGGGTGAAAGGAGTTACGATTGGTTGTCCATTCTCGTTCCCCGCTTGCAGTTGGCCGCTTATTGAATCAATCGCCTCTGGATTATCGGCGAAGGAAATGCGCGCGAGCGTATTGTTGACCGGAGAAGCTAGATCGTAAATCTCGAACTCATCCACCGTAACCCATCCACCGTTGTTAGGCGTTCCGTTCAGGTAGATGCGCGCTTGCAGGTCTTGGCTGAGGTTGGCGGCAGTAAGATTGTTTATGAGCGTTCCGGTAAGCTGCGCTACGCCCGTTCCAATCGAGCTGATGGGAATAGAAACCTGCAAAGAATAAGGCTGGGAGGCGCTGTACAGCTCAATGATTAAGTTCCCCTGCGTTATCCCTCCGCCCTTCACTGCCCACAGTCTGAATCCGTAGCTTTTCCCAGGCTCAAGGATCGATACTCCTAGCCAGTCCTGATAGACTGACTGGCTGACCATTCCGCGAATCGCCGTAGCGCCATCGCCTGTCATTCTGTAAGCATCATCGAAGATCACATTCGAGGTATCGCGCGAACCTCCTGCTCCGCTTGTTGGGTCGTTTGTCCAGCCAAGTGGAACGTCAGCGCCTCCCGTACCGCCTGCCAGATTCCAGCCGCCATCGAATCTAATGTTGACCATGTTCGGCAGGTAATTGTTTTCGCCTATCCAAACCAAACGGTCGGCGTAGCCAAGAACATTGATGCAGGATGACAGCGTGTGTTGCCTGAATAGTAAATCATCCTCCGTGAGTCCTGTTGACGCATCAATGCTGCTACTTGCGATCAGCGTAGAGTCAGAGAAGTCCACGATGATAGAGGTCGTCACGTTGTCGTTTATCACCATCGTGCTCAGATGATAGAAATGCGCATCACCGGACGTAGCCGGAGGAAGGATTACCGGAGTTACGGATATCTGTCTGCCGACTATGTTCGACGGGCCAGTGGGAATGTCGAACATCTGCACGAGTTTTCCGCCAGAGGATATCCATGATGACGGAACGGCAAGTTGCGTGACTAAGCCCTGTCTGGTGATAAAGGCTACAGAAAGCGAATGCTGTCCAGCGGATATGTTCCCCTGAATAGCAGCCGTTCCAGAGCTAGTGCTGGACTCGTTTTGTCCGGGCTGCAAGAAAGTGAAACTGGTCGCCGATGGCACGGAGTTTATCAGGAAAATGCCATCGAACGTCGAAGAGCAGGTTATTCCTGTGGCACTTGCCGTTAGAGTTACAGCATCTAAGGTGAAACTCGTTGGACTTGGAACTGTCTGCACTGTGTATGTTCCATTGAATGAAGCGTCCGATGCTCCACTGATAACCACCTGCTGACCGACGATAAACCCGTGAGCCGTGGCCGTTGTGATGGTCACGACACCGCCAGTCGATCTTCCCGTCCCAGTGGAACCGCCGTGCGCTATGTTCGGAAGACCGCTAATCAGCACTGTCCATCCAGCATAGAAACCGTGAGCGGCAGATGTATTCACTGTGACTACGCCATTCAGGCGCGTCACAGAAAATCCAACAAGCGTCACAGTTCCGGTGTTCGCCGTCCCGTATGGAGCCGCCCCGCTAGTGCTCTGATAGGACTGGGAGAAAACGAAGGTCGTGCTATTGATTACCGTGACTTGGAATGTCCCATTAAAAAGACCCAAGGAGAAGCCGCCCGTGACTCCCGAAATTGTTACGATTTGCCCGGTAGTCAATCCATGAGGAGTCGCTGTGATAATCTGCGCCAAGCTCCAACTGTATACTTCCTGATAGCTGGATTTCTGGTTAGTAGGCCCGCCAATGTAGACCCAAGTTATCGTTCGGTCTATCATCAATGACGATGAGATGTTCACCGCTGATCCTGCTGCTGAGGGTGAGATCGTAGCCGATGGCGGAGCGTAATCTTGAGCCGATGGCGATGCTCCTGGGCCGTCCTGCGTGGCGCGGTCTAGGTTAGTCCCGTCGTATTGCGCTGGCGGGAACACGCCTTTCTTTCCATCGCTGAATGCCATCCATTCTCGGCCAAACAGCGTATTTGATCGGCAATAGGCTCCCGTTATCGGAAGGCCGCGAATCGAACTGATTGTCCCAAATGGATACTCTTCCCTTAGGACTCCCAATCCATCCAGCATGAGGAAATGAGGATTCAGTAGGGCATCAAGGAAGTCCTTCGTGTAGTTTACTGTTGGATTTCCTGCGAACGCGGCGAACTGAGAAGCAAGGCCGGGGCGCGTCTGCACTGCGCCAGGAGGGAAAATCAAATCCTGACCATTGGGGCTTGCGCCCTGGGGAAGGTCAGAGGGATGGATGTCGCTGACCTTCCCGCCCATTATCTCCAGCGTGATGGGAAGCAGCCCAGCTATGGACAATGGCTACCTTTTGTAAGTCACGATGACGTTAACCACATCGGTAGTCACGTCGGTCCCGTAAGCCCCCGCAGTGTATTCCGCACCAGCGTTGTGGAAAACTTTGAGCAGCCCATTGGCGAGAGTTGTACCTGGGACGTACTGGTATATTCCTCCGAGACAACTGATGCTGCTCGCTGGACCATTTCCGATTACTTCGACGGAGAAAATGCCTCCAGATTCAACTGGAACGGTGCTGTTCACTCCGCCGTTCGTCAAGTCAAGCGTGTCCCCGCCCGTCGCATAGTTCCCTGAAAACGTTAGGCGCAGGTTTACCCTGACGAATCCAGGCGCTACTTTCTCGATGCTGCTACTGTCGAATGCGCTTCCATTCCATCCGTTTGCTACGATACTCATGCTCGATTCTCCTTTAAGTTGTGCGTGTCGCTGACTGCCGTGAACTTCCGAACCTCTTGCGGACCACCGACGCCCTTTGCTTCATTCGGGCGTTGGTTGTGCAAATCTGTAGGATTCCGGCATCCGCGTCCGCTTTGAACTGCGTCGCCAGAGGACTT